TCAACGGAAAAAAATATTTGCTAACAACGCTGAGTTTGTCATCATTAACTTTGACGGAGTAGATATTGTTAAGCAAGACATCTTGAACGGGGGCTTTGACCTAATCGTAGTAGACGAAGCAAGTGCCTATAAGAATGCACAAACAACCCGTTGGAAGACACTCAGAGACATAGCTGGTCAAGTAAAGGGTATGTGGATGCTTACTGGTACTCCAGCAGCACAATCGCCCATAGATGCGTTTGGCCTAGCTAAGCTTATTAATCCAACTGGCACACCTAAATTCTATGGTCAGTTCCGTGACCAAGTTATGTATAAAGTTGGAACCTATCGTTGGATACCAAAACCACAAGCTCAAGAAGTTGTGCATACCGTGTTACAACCCGCTATTCGTTTTGAGAAGAATCAATGCCTAGATTTGCCTGACGTAACCTATGTTGAGCGTGATGCCCCCCTTACCCCCCAGCAACTTAAGTATTACAGGGTATTAAAAAAGCTGATGATTATGTCAGCAGATGGTGAGCAAGTAACTTCAGTCAATGCGGCGGTTAATATCAATAAGCTCCTCCAGATCTCTGGCGGTGCGATATATACCGATACTAGAGAAGTCATAGAGTTTGATGTATCTAATCGCTTGAAGGTTATTGAAGAAGTTATTAATGAGGCTTCGCATAAGGTCCTGGTGTTTGTACCGTTTACCCATACTATAGAACTACTAAACAAATACCTTACAGCTGCAGGCATACCTTGTGCGGTTATCAATGGTCAAGTTCTTGTTAATAAACGGCACGACATCATTAAAGATTTTCAAGAGACTGAAAACATTAGAGTTTTAATTATTCAACCACAAGCTGCATCGCACGGGTTAACACTAACTGCTGCTAACGTTATTATTTGGTATGCTCCTGTGACTAGCGTTGAAACATATTTACAAGCTAATGCACGTATTGATAGACCAGGGCAAAAGAACCCCATGACTATTGTGCATATTAAAGGTAGCGAAGTAGAAGCTAAGTTGTATAGCATGCTAAGTAACAACATAGACAACCACACAAAAATAATTGATTTATATCGAAAAGAAATTGAAGATATAGCTTGACAAAGTCAAAGTGGTTGATATACTAGAGGTTCGTAGTAAGGAGCTAATTATGAACGAGACAAATGTAGCAACAGACAAGCTTGCAGAAATTTATATTAAGATTCGTGACAAGCGTTCTGAGATGAAAGAGCAGTTTGAAAAGCAGGACAATGAGCTAAAAGAGCAACAAGATTTACTGGCTGAACAAATGCTTTCGGTTTGTAGTGAGCTTGGCGCAGACAGTATTAAAACCCCAGCAGGGACAATCATTCGTAAAGTGGATACACGGTACTGGACGACGGATTGGGATTCTATGTATCAGTTTGTACAAGAACATGATGCATTCCCCCTGCTCGAGAGAAGATTGCATCAAACCAATCTTAAGCAGTTTCTCGAAGAGAATCCCGAACTGTTACCTGCTGGATTGCAAGCGGACAGAAAATACACCGTGGTTGTTAGAAGGAGCAAATAAATGAGCAACTTATCAATTTTTAAATCTGATACAAACGCAGTAGGTACTCGTAGTCAAGAAGTCAGTGAACTAACTAAATCCCTAGCGGGTAATACTGGTTCTACAAGTCGTCGTATTACTATGAACAAAGGTGTATTCCGTCGCATGGTAAACGGTAAAGAAGCTGGTAAGGTTAAGGATGGCTTTATCAACGTTGTTATTATTAATGCATTAGCAAAGGTATCTCGTCAGTTCTACGCTACGGCTTATGACCCTGATGCATCTCCTACCTTGCCTGATTGCTGGTCTAATCTTGGTGATGTACCTGATGCCAAAGCATCTAACCCACAATCCAACTCATGCGTAACTTGCTCACAGAATATTGATGGCTCAGGTGCAAGTGGTAAGGGTCGTGCTTGTAAGTTCCAGCGTCGTATAGCTTTGTTGCTTGAGAACGATATGAGCGGTGAGGTATATCAAATGAATATCCCAGCTAAGTCTTTGTTTGGTAAGGGTGTTGGTAATACCCATCCATTTGAAAGCTACGCTAAGTTTCTCCCAGCAAACGGAGAAAGCATTGATCGTGTAGTTACAGAGATGCGCTTTGATGAGAATGAAACTGCAGACGTTCTTCAGTTTACTGCGGTTCGCCATTTAAACGACGAAGAGGTTGAGGTTGTAGTTGCTGCCCAGTCTACTGCCGAGTCTAAGAATGCGGTTGCTCTTACTGTAGCCCAGCAAGATGGTGTTAAGAAGTTACCAATAGCACCAGCTAAAGCTACTTTGATTACGCAAACGGCTGAAGAAGTTGAAGTTATTGAAGAGCCAGTTAAACGTCCTTCTAAGAAAGCTGAAGCACCCCCTGCCGCACCTAAGCAGAAACTAGCGGACGTTGTTAGTGCATGGAGTGATAGCTAAGAATGAGCATTGGTTATAGTGCCAAGACTATTCAGCTTAATAAAAAGGCTGATGGGAGTAAGCTTGGCGTTGCACTTGGTAAAGCGGCAATAAAACTAGGTATCTCAGTTACAGACATAGCCACTACCATTGGGGTTAGCAGACAAACTGTATACAACTGGTTCATAGGTTCTTACGACCCTAAAGATACGTACACCAAGTCAATAACCAGCTTATTGAATAGCTTTACTAAGCACATAAAAGAATCAAAACTTAAGTAATAAAAGCACTGAAAGGTGAGGGGGGAGTAGTCCCCCCTTTTTGCCCCCAATAGATGAGACGAGTATGACTAATATTGACCTACTAGACAGAGTGCTAGCCCCTACGGGCTGGTTTGCTGTGCTTGGTATAAAAGGTAAAAAGAATGTAGTACAAGAACTCGTTCAAACTCGTGCCGAAGTAGATAAGTTTGCAGCTAAATTTGTAAATGAAAAACGGGAAGTGTATTTTGGTTGTTCCAAGTTTAAGACTGGTGATAACCGTACTAAAGAAAACGTCAAGGATATAAAAGCCTTTTGGATGGACATAGATTGCGGTGAGTCCAAGGCACTAGTAAACGAAAAGACTAATAGACCCGATGGTTACATTGACCAAGCTACAGGCTTACAAGAACTTCAGAAGTTTTGCAAAACAATTGGATTACCCCGCCCCCTTCTTGTTAACTCAGGTAGAGGTATACACGCTTACTGGCCTCTAATTGCACCCGTAACCCGTGAAGAGTGGGAGCCAGTTGCGGCTCGTTTGAATGAATTATGCGTAATACATAAACTATATGTGGATGCTTCCGTATTTGAAGCTGCCCGTGTCCTTAGAATACCTGGCACATTTAACTTTAAAGATGAACCCCCTAAGCCAGTAGAAGTAATTTCAGATGCTCCAGACGTAGAGTATCAAGCAATCAAAGATTTACTAGGTGTAAAAGAAGTAAAGAAGATACGTCCTACCCAAGAGCTAAGCGAACTTGCTAAAGCAATGATGTCTAACAGCACGTTTAAGTTCTCTAAGATTATGATGCGTAGTGCAAATGGAGAGGGTTGTGCCCAGCTTCTAGACTGCTATCAAAACCAAGATACGATTAGCGAACCTAGATGGTTCAACGCTTTATCCATTGCCCATCGTTGCGTAGATAGAGCGACAGCCATTCACAAGATGTCTGAAAAGTATCCTGACTATGACCCTGACGATACTGAATCCAAGGCTAGTCATACAGAGCATGCACATAGTTGTGCTACGTTTGAAAAGAATAATCCTGGTGGGTGCGAAGCCTGCCCATGGAAAGGTCGCATTAAGTCGCCAATTGTATTAGGTAAAGAGATAGTACGAGCAGAAGAAACTGATGTTAAAGAAACAGAAGGGGATGAGGTAGAAGTTTATAAGATACCCAACTACCCACATCCATATTTCCGTGGGAAGAACGGTGGCATTTATGTAATGACTCAAGGCGATGAAGAATCGGAACCTATATGTATTTATGAGCATGACTTATACGTAGTCAAACGTATGGAAGACCCAGATCCTGATATTGGTGAGTTAGCCCTACTTAGATTGCATTTACCTCAAGATGGTGTACGGGAGTTTACTATTCCGTTATCAATCATAGCTTCTAAGGATAGAGTTAGGGAAGCACTTGCTAAGAAGGGTGTAGCTGGACTAGCTAAACAGATGGACGCATTAACTACGTTCGTAATGTTATTTATTAAAGAGTTGCAATATAAAAAGAAGGCAGAACTTATGAGAAAACAATTTGGTTGGGCTGATAAAACAAGCAAGTTTATTATTGGTAATAGAGAGATTAGTAAGGACGGGATATTTCATAGCCCTCCATCTAGCACCACTAAACAGATTGCTGACAACATGACTCCTATGGGTACATTGGAAAAATGGAAAGAGGTATTTAATTTATATGGAGCGCCAGGATTAGAAGCTAATGCATTCGCTGCTCTTACTGCGTTTGGGGCACCCCTTCTTAAGTTTACTGGGCATAGCGGAGCAATCATAAATGTTATTCATAAAGACTCAGGTACGGGTAAATCGACAGCATTGTATATGTGCAACAGCGTTTATGGGCATCCTGATAAGCTAGCAGCCATTTGGAAAGATACTCTTGCCGCTAAGATGATCCACTTAGGTGTGATGAACAACCTACCGTTTACTGTGGATGAGATTACTAATACCAGCCCAGCGGACTTTTCAACACTAGCCTACAGCATGTCTCAAGGGCGGGGTGCTAACAGGTCTAGGTCAGATAAAAATGAACTGCGGATTAACGACCAGACTTGGCAGACTATATCTCTAGCTAGCTCAAACGCTAGCTTTTATGAAAAGCTTGGGGTGCATAAGAACAGTCCTGATGGTGAGATGATGCGTCTACTAGAGTATAAGATAGAACCCACCACCGCTATTCCGACCGACTACGCAAAGCAGATGTTCGACTTCCAGCTGCTCGAAAACTACGGTCATG